TTCGCAATCGTCGGCGTTCTTGGCGGTTGGTGGATGAAAGCAATGTGGGAAGCGGTCAAAGATTTGGAAAAAGCCGACCGACTATTAAGTTCGCAAGTTGGCGATTTGAAAGTTCTTGTCGCTGGCGGATACGTTAAAACGGAACAATTCGACGGTTTATCGAAAGCAATATTCGCAAAGCTTGATAGAATCGAAGATAAATTAGACCAAAAGGCCGACAAATGAACAAGCTTAAACTTGAACTTATCGAAGATTGGCGCAACTTTTGGCGCTTTTGGTCGGTTCGCCTTGGCGTAATCGGTTCGGCAATTACTGCGGTTCTTATCGCATTTCCCGACGTTGCTTTGTCGGCTTGGGCGATGATGCCCGCTGATTTGAAAGCGGCTATTCCCGAACGTTATATGCCGCTTATCGGCGTCGTTATCTTTATTGCTTCGTTGATTGCGCGCGCTATCAAACAAACGAAGTTGCAACCGAAAGAAGGTGCGGAAAATGAACGAACTTAATTACGTCGCAATCGCCCGTCGCGATATTGGCTTGCGGGAAATCAAAGGCCCGAAACACGCCGGAAGAATTGTCGAAATGTTGCGCAAGCTTGGCGCATGGTGGCAAGACGACGAAACGCCTTGGTGTGGCGTAGCTTTGGCCGCATGGATGAAAGAAGCCGGTTTGGCTTATCCGAAGGCGTATTATCGCGCTTTGGCTTGGCTGGATTATGGCGTAGCTTGCGGCGCACAATATGGCGCAATCGCCGTTCTTACCCGCAGGGGCGGCGGGCATGTTGGAATCGTAACCGGCGTAACGTCGAACGGTTCGCATGTTCGCTTGTTGGGCGGCAATCAAGGCGACGCCGTTTCCGAAGCATGGTTTCCCGTCGAACGGGTTTCGGCCTTCCGTATGCCCGAAGGGGTCGCAAAGGTTATTCCCGCGCCTGTCGCAGCCCTTGGCGACCTGTCAAGGGGCGAAGCATGACCGCGCTTATTTTGGCTGGCCTGAAACGCTTTGGCGGCTGGATTCTGGCCGCGCTATCCATTGCCGGGGCGCTGTTCGTCGCGCTTCGGTCTTCGCGTAGTGTGGGCAAAGCCGAAGCGCAGGTAGAAGCCGCCCAACAGGAAACTAAACGTAACGAAGAAATCGCCGTTCGCGAAATCGACGTAGCGCGCGAAGCTGCAAAAACCGAAGTCGAAACCGTGAAAGGGGCAAACGATGTTGCAACGAATGTTAATCGTCTTGACGCTGGCGACGCTGCTAACAAGCTGCGCGATAAATGGGCGCGGGATTAAAGAAACTGTCGAACAAAAGCCGGTCGTAATTGATACCGCTTGCAAATGGGTTCAACCTATTTTGATTTCGAAAAAAGACGTATTGACCGACGGAACCGCGCGGCAAATTCTAGCGCATAACGAAACATGGGCGAAGAATTGCGAAACGCATTAAACGGCTGACAAATAAGGCCGTTTGCGGTATAGTCGGGCAAAGACATTTAAGGCTTGCCGCTATGACCGAATCCGAAGAAAAAGCCGCATTCGCGCAAGCGATGATTTCGGCGAATATGAATCCCCTTGAAGCCGGGCAATTGGTGCATCCGGCTAATTTCAATCGCGCCGCGCAAATCGCTTCGATGTGGCATAACGACGCCGAAGTTAAGGCGTTGATTATTGAAATCAAGAAAGCCGAAATCGCCGAAACTGGTATTTCGGAAGATGAAAAATACGTTGAAGAACAATTAAAAGATATTATCGAAAATACGCGCGGTTTGAACGCCGCAGAAACCAAAATAAAAGCACTCGATAAGCTAATGGATTTAAAAGGCTTGTCGAAGAAGCCGCAAACCGGCCCGGCTGTTCAAGTCGTAATACCGCGCGCGATTGAAATTCCGACGCACGGAACGAACGAAGAATGGGAAGCCGCAGCCGCCCAACAACAACGGGAATTGCTGAATGTTAGCCGAAGCCGACATTAAAAGCGCGGGCGAAATCGCCGAAGACGCTATTAAATCGGCCCGAATGTCGGCGGCTTTGGCGAAGATGCCAAAGCCTGAAATCATTTGGCGACCGCTTCCGGGTTCGCAGTCAATCGCGATTGATTCCCGTTGCGACCATACGTTATACGAAGGCGCACGCGGCCCCGGCAAGACCGTTACCCAACTTATGCGATTCCTTCGCCATGTTGGGAAGGGTTACGGCCAATTCTGGCGCGGCGTTATCTTCGATTTGGAATTCGACCATTTGGGCGGGCTTGTTGCTGAATCGAAAAAATGGTTCGGCAAGTTCGGCGACGGTGCGAAGTTCTACGAATCGTTTTCGGCTTATAAATGGGTTTGGCCTACTGGCGAAGAACTGTTGTTTCGGCACGTTAAGAAAATTGCCGACTACGAAGGCTTCCACGGCCACGAATACCCGTTCTTGGGCTGGAACGAATTAACCAAGCATTCGTCTTCAGAACTTTACGATAAGTTTATGTCGGTCAATCGTTCATCGTTTGACCCGGTATTAAACACGCCGAAGAACGACAAAGGCGAATATTTGACGCCGAACGGCCTTCCGTTGCCGCCGATTCCGCTTGAAGTATTCAGCACGACGAACCCGAACGGCCCCGGCCATAATTGGGTAAAGCGCCGTTTTATTAACGTAGCGCCGCGCGGAACTGTTGTTAGAACTTCCGTCGAAATCTACAACCCGCAAACCGAACAAAACGAAACAGTCGTTCGAACGCAAGTTGCTATCTTCGGTTCGTATCGCGAAAACAAGTATCTTCCGCCCGGATACGTCGCCGAACTGGAAAGTATCAAAGACCCGAACTTGCGCAAGGCTTGGCTTTATGGCGATTGGGACGTTACCGCAGGCGGCGCACTTGACGACCTTTGGCAATCGCATTTGCACGTCGTACCGCGCTTCGTAGTGCCTGCAAGCTGGCGCATAGATAGGGCTTTCGATTGGGGTTCGTCGCATCCGTTTAGTGTGGGCTGGTTCGCGGAAGCCAACGGCGAAGAAGCGCAAATTATCGTCGGCGACGAAGTTTATTCGTTCTGCCCGCAACCCGGTTCGCTTATTCAGATATTCGAATGGTACGGCGCAACCGAAGTCGGAACGAATAAAGGTTTAAAGCTTTCCGCGCCCGACGTAGCGCAAGGCATTATCGACCGCGAAGTTTCGATGATGGCGAACGGCTGGATTTCGACGCAACCTTGGCCCGGCCCCGCTGATAATCAAATTCGCGACGTTCGCGAAGCCGACGTAGATACTATCGAAGCCAAAATGTCGAAGAAGGGCGTTCGCTGGATTGAATCGGACAAATCGCCCGGTTCGCGTCGCAACGGTCTTCAATTGATACGCGACCGCTTAGAAGCCGCTGTTAAAAACGAAGGGCCGGGTATATACTTCATGGCAAATTGCGTTGCTTCGATAGAAACTTTGCCCACATTGCCGCGCGACAAAGAGAAAATCGACGATGTGGATACTTCGGCGGAAGACCATTGTTATGATATGGTTCGTTACCGGGTTCTAAAGGGTTCGAATCGCAGCGCGTCGAAATTTAAAATTGTTATGCCGTCTTAAAGGAAAATCAAATGTCGAACGTTGCTTTTATTCGCCCCGAACTATCGAAACTTCTTCCGCTTTATTATCTGATTCGCGATTGTCTTTCCGGCGAACCTACGATTAAAGGCGCGCAAACGCTTTATTTGCCAATGCCGAATGCCGAAGACCAATCGAAAGAAAATAAAGCGCGCTATGCTTCTTATTTGAAGCGCGCTTTATTTTATAACGTAACCCGTCGCACTTTGAACGGCCTTGTCGGTCAAGTGTTTATGCGCGACCCGGTTATTAAGGTTCCGTCGTTGCTTAATCCGGTCGTAGAAAACGCCAGCGGAACCGGCGTAAGTCTGGCGCAGCAATCGAAAAAGACGCTATCGCTTACGCTGGCATATTCGCGCGCCGGTCTGTTGGTCGATTACCCGGAAGTTCCCGAAGGCGGCGCAACTGTTGCCGACCTTGAAGCCGGGCGCGTTCGCCCAACAATTACGACGTATTCGCCGCAAGAAATTATCAATTGGCGTTTGACCGAACGCGGGGCCGAAGAAATCTTGTCGCTTGTCGTATTGGCCGAATCTTACACGTTCGCCGATGACGGTTTCGAAATGAAGAACGCCGCCCAATTCCGCGTCTTGAAGTTGGACGAAAACGGCGAATATGTTATGGAAGTTTGGGCCGAACCGCAGCCTTCGGCATGGAATGGCGAAAAGACGCCGAAGGGCAATTTTCAACGCATGAAAGAACTTCGGCCAAAAGGTGCCGACGGTTTGCCGTTGCGCGAAATTCCGTTTTCTTTCGTAGGTTCGGAAAACAACGACCCGCAACCGGATAACCCGAATCTTTACGATTTGGCAAGTATCAACGTTGCACATTATCGCAATTCGGCGGATTATGAAGAATCTTGTTTCATTGTCGGACAGCCGACGCCAGTTCTTACCGGCCTTACCGAAGAATGGGTTAAAGACGTATTGAAAGGAACCGTCGCGTTTGGTTCGCGCGGCGGCATTCCGCTTCCGGTCGGCGGCGACGCTAAGTTGTTGCAGGCTGGCGAAAATACGATGATTAAAGAAGCAATGGAAGCCAAAGAACGGCAAATGGTCGCACTTGGCGCAAAGCTTGTCGAACAAAAGCAAGTCCAACGAACCGCATTCGAAGCCAAGGTAGAAGCAACTTCGGAAGGTTCGACGCTTTCCAGCACTGCAAAGAACGTTCAAGCGGCGTATAAATGGGCGCTTGAATGGTGCGCAATTTTTGTCGGCGTTCCGACAACCGGAATCGTTTTCGAACTGAATACGGACTTCGACATAGCCCGCATGACGCCCGAAGAACGCGCCCAAGCGATTAAAGAATGGCAAGGCGGCGCAATTACCTTCGAAGAAATGCGCGCCGTTCTTCGCAAGTCTGGAACCGCAACCGAAGACGACGTGAAGGCAAAAGAAAAAATCGCGCAAGAAACCGCCGCAGCGATGGCACTTGCGCAGCCTGAAAACGTGCCCGGCGACGGTTCAACCATGCCGAACAATAACAACGGGGCTTAATCATGGCCTTAACCGACAACCAACGTTTATACGACATAGCGACGCGGCAACAAGTCTATATCGAAGGCGTTAAAGTTCAATACGCGCGCGAATTTAATTTCGTATTGGCCGAACTTCGCGTAGAACTAAGCCGTCTTCTAAGCCGCGTTAAATACAAGACTTTGGACGGTCTGACAAAGGCCGAACTTAATAAGCTTGTCGTTACGCTTCGCGCTTCGCAATCGAAGATTTACAACGCATACACGCAACAGATTATCAAACAGCTTAAAGGCTTCATGGCCGCTGATTTGGAAATCAACCGTCGCGCTTATGTGCATAGTAAATTGGAAGAAGACGGCGAAGAAAAGCCGATTCCTTCCGACGAAGAAGCCGTTAAGTATTTGCAGGAAGAAAACAACCAAACGAATTTCTTTCCGTTGTTTGGCATTGCGTCGATTACTGGCAACAATGAACGGCTTTGGTCTGCCGTAACGAATGCACCAATTCCGGCGAACGGCTTGTATCTGTTGCCATTCGTAAAGACCTTTACAACGTCGGCGCAAGCTGGCGTCGAAAACACAATTCGCAAAGCATGGGCGAACGGTTGGACGGTTGAAGAAACATTGCGCGAACTTACCGGCGAAGATAACAAGCAAGGCACTTCGTCGCAACTTCAACGAATCGGCGTGCAAGCGAACGCGGTTATCGCAACCGCTGTTCAACATACCGCCGCAATCGTCGGGGCTGGCGTAATATCGGCCCTGTTCGGTTGGTATATGTGGCATTCGGTAATGGATGGCAAGACGACCGAAATTTGCATAAGTCGAAATCGCAAACGCTATCGGTTCGGACAAGGCCCAATCCCGCCCGCGCATATTCGGTGCCGGTCGCATATCGCGCCTATTGTGGGCATGGATGACATAGCCGCCGAAACGTTTTATACTTGGGCGGTTCGCCAGCCCGCGGACGTTCAAGACGACATATTGGGCGAAAACGCAGCCGACGAAATGCGCAGCGGAAAACTAAAAGAAAAAGATTTGCCGAAATTCGAAGCGCGGCAACCCTTGACCCTTGAAGAATTCCGCCGTAAAATTAAAGAAATTTTATCCCGCTGATTCGGTGAATCAGCATAACTTTAGGAGTCCTAAAAATGGCACTGAAAAAGAAACTTACCAAAGAAGAACACGCGAAACTTTCCGACCATATCAAGGCGGAATATATCGAAGACGGCGACGGCTTCCGCTTGGATATTGACGGCGACGAAGACACTGGCGCTTTGAAGCGCGCCAAAGACCGCGAAGCGCAATTGCGCCGCGAAGCTGAAACGAAGTTGCGCGAAGCGCAGGAACAACTAGACGCATTGGGCAACGACGACGCCCGCAAAAAAGGCGATATTCAAACCCTTGAAAAGTCTTGGCAAAAAAAGCTTGAAGACCAAAAGACCGAATACGAAGGCAAGTTGGGCAAGCTTACTTCGCATACGAAAACGCAGCTTGTCGATAATGTGGCGCAGCAAATCGCGTCGAAGATTTCGAACGCCCCGGCGTTGCTTCTTCCCCACATTAAAGCCCGTTTGGCTGCGGATTTTGAAGGCGATTCGCCGATTACGCGGATTCTTGACAAAGACGGCAAGCCTTCCGCAATGACTGTCGAAGAACTATCGGCGGAATTTGTTGCAAACAAGGATTTTTCTGCTATCATTACCGCATCTAAGGCCAGCGGCGGTGCCGGTAAGCCTTCGAACCATAACGGCGGCGGTGCCCCGAACCAATCCGATAAACCCGCCGACCTTGCTTCGATGAACCCCGCACAACTTGCGGAACATATCAAAGCTTCGAAGGCAACCGATTAAAGGTGATTCATCATGGCACTTTCTGACCTTGCCGTTTATTCCGAATATGCGCATTCTTCGATGACCGAAGTTTTACGCCAAAAAATCGACCTGTTTAACGCTGCTACGGGCGGCGCTATTCAGCTTCGCGCCGCTGCGCATCAAGGCGATTATTCCGACGTTGCCTTTTTCGCCAAGATTTCGGGCCTTGTCCGTCGCCGTAATTCCTACGGTTCGGGCAGTGTCGCCGAAAAGAAAATGGCGCATTTGGTCGATACTATGGTTAAGGTTGCAGCCGGTACGCCGCCTGTTCGCCTTGACCCCGGCCAATTCAAATGGATTCAGCAAAACCCCGAAGTCGCAGGCGCGGCCCTTGGGCAACAATTGGCCGTCGATACGATGGCGGATATGCTGAATATCGGCCTTGGTGCGACTTACGCCGCCCTTTCCGGCCAATCGGCTATTATCTACGACGCAACCGGCAACACTGCGCCCGAAGATACTATGTCGTTCGGCAATTTGAACAAGGGTCAGGCGAAGTTCGGCGACCAAGCTTCGCAGATTTCGGCATGGGTTATGCATTCGAAACCCATGTTCGACCTGTACGGCAAGAACCTTACCAACAGCGCGCAGCTTTTCACTTACGGAACCGTGAATGTTGTTCGCGACCCGTTCGGCAAGCTGTTGATTATGACCGACTGCCCGAATCTGTCGTATGTCGATGCAACGCCCGACCCCGACGTTACGATTTATACGGCGCTTGGTCTGGTTCCCGGTGCGCTGATTATCGACCAGAACAACGACTATACGGCCAACGAAGAAGCGAAGAACGGCGACGAAAACATTATTCGCACGTTCCAGGCCGAATGGTCTTATAACGTCGGCGTTCGCGGCTTCGCTTGGGACAAGACCAACGGCGGCAAATCGCCGAACGATGCGGCTTTGCTGACTTCGACCAATTGGGATAAGTACGCAACTTCGCATAAAGACTTGGCCGGGGTTGTTGTCAAGGTCAAGTAACCCGCACGGTTTAAAGGGGCTTCGGCCCCTTTATTCCTTGTTCAATCAAACTTCAAAGGAATTTCAAAAATGAAACCCGCTAAAATTCTGTTTTTCGTCAATGGCGTTTCGCCGACCCCGGAAGACTTCGAAGCCGCCGCCAAACTGCCCGCGCAAGTTTCGTTCCGCAATGCGCAGGCCGTGCCCGCCGAAGGTTCGTTGGAAGACTGCGACGGCGTAGCCGGTTGCGTTCCGGCCCCTTACGCTGAAAAGCCGACCGCCGAAGATGCGATTAAGGCCGTTTCCGACAAGCTGGCCGCGCTGGCGAAGAAGGTAGGCGACGCCCCGGCCCCGAAAGCCCCGGCCAAAGCCGCAGGCACGCCCGCAGCCGCCGCCAAAGCTGCGCAGGCCACCCAAGCCCCGGCAACCGCTGCAAAGCCCGCAGCCGCCCCGGCTTGGACGCCCAACGCCCCGCAGTAATTGCGGCTAGTGTGGGCAACGGATACAAGGCGCGAACATGGAAAAAGTTTTTAACCCGAAAACAAACGACTTCGAAACAATCGAAGGCGAAAGCGGGCGCGTCTTTGTATCCTTTGAATCAACAGACAAGCTAGTTACTAGCGAAACGAAACCGCGCCTTCGGGTCGATGTTGCCGAAACGTCGTTCTTTGAAGGTCGCGAATTTCGAACTTTTCTTGAATTGAACATAGCCGCAGGCGCAACGCAAGTTGTTAGATTTACGGCAATACAGAATTTTATTCTTCACGAACAAACGTTGTCGATTGAATCCGGTTCGCTGCGAATGGCCGCAATTGCTGGCGAAGGTTCGCCGGGCGGAAGTTTTAACGTCGCGCTTCCAATTATCGGTAAAAACCGAATGACCGAACGCCCGTTGCCGTATTACGCGGCAACGACAACGATTGCGACAGGCGGAACGCATACGGGCGGAATCGAAGTCGAAGTAATACGAATTTCATCGTCGAACGCGACGGCGCGGCAATCTTCGGTCGGCGCAACTGTTGCCAGCGAACGCGGCTTGCCCGCTGGAACATATTACATTCGATTGCAGAACGTCGGAACCGGCGCAGTCGTCGGCGTTTATAGCCTATTTTGGGAAGAACGGGTTTAATTATGGCAATAACAATTACAGTCGAAGACGGTTCGAACGTAGCCAACGCAAATTCGTTCGTTACGATTGCCGAAGCCCGAACCTATGCAGCAGAACGCGGCGTAACGTTGTCGGCTACGGATGACGACGTAGCGATTCAGCTTATCAAATCCAAAGATTATTTGGAATCTTTCGCAATGCGCTATCAAGGCGAAATCGCGAACGAAGGCCAGTCGTTGCAATGGCCGCGAATTGACGTTTATTTGTACGGAAACGAAACCGCTTTTCCGTCGAACGCAATTCCGAAAGAACTTAAAGCGGCGCAGAATGCGACCGTCGTTGCGCAAGCGCAAGGCGTCGATATTATGCCGAACTATTCCGCAAGCGATTTTGTAACGCGCGAAAAAGTCGGGCCAATTGAAACCGAATATGCCGACCCGACGAAAGTTGGCATTGTGCCCACATTAACCGCCGTCGATTCGCTTTTGGCCCCGTTGTTCGGTTCGACTGCAACCGGCTTCGCACTTCGAACTTTGCGGGTCTGATATGGCACGATTCGACGCACAAATTAAAACGGCACTTCGGCTTATTGCCAAGAACGGGCAGGCCGCGAAATGGCGCGTCGTTCGCGACGGTGCGCCCGTAGATGCGTCGCAGCCTTGGAAGCCTTCGCAGCCCGCAACGCCTGTCGAACACGACGTTACGATTTGCTTTCTTCCCATTACTAAAGAAATGCGCGAAACAATCGCGTATCTTCGCGGAACCGAAGTAACGACGGGTTCGGTTATGGGATATATGGGCGCGGTTGATTTCGAACCTTCTTCTAAAGACGTTGTTATTCGCGACGGCGTAGAAATGCGAATCGAAAATATCGACGTTCTTTCACCCAATGGGCAAACCATACTTTATACGGCGGTATTCAAAGGATGACAACAAGTTACAGTAATGCTATCGACGAAATTAACGCCGCATTCTGGCAAGACTGGAATTCGGCCAAAACTTCGTCGGTTGTTGGCTATGTGCCCGACATTCGTTGGCAGAACGTCGAAGAACCTTCAACGCCCGACGGTTCCAAATTTTGGGGCCGCGTTTCGACGCAAACGGTATTTGAAGAACAATCGACCCTTTCAACGTGCGAAGGTGCGCCCGGCCAAAAGCGTTACACTTCTTCGGGGCTGGTATTCGTGCAAATCTTTTGCCCGAAATCGAATGCGCAAGCAAACGAATTCGGTAAGAAGCTTGCCGAAGTTGCGCGAAATTCTTTCCGGGGCAAATCAACGCCCGGTAAGGTTTGGTTTCGCAATGCCCGAATAAACGAATTGCCGCCCGAAGATTTGTTTTATCGGTTTAACGTCGTTGCCGAATTTGAATACGACGAATTGGGTTAAGGAGAAATAATCATGGTTTGCGCCATTAACAAAATTGACAGTAACTTGACGGGCCTTGCCTTCGCCGAAGAAGAATGCTTGAAGCAACTTCCGACGACGCCGGTTTGGTATGGTTTGGAACCGAATTCTTATTCGGACTTTGGCGGCGAACTTTCGACGGTTGCCCGCGCGCCTATCGACCCTTCGCGCCAGAACAAAAAAGGCACGATTACCGACCTTGACGCAAGCGGCGGATTTAATATCGACTTTACAAAGTCGAATCTTACCCGCATTTTGCAAGGTTTCTTCTTCGCAGACGCCCGCGAACTGCCCGCAACAAAGCCGCTTAACGCCGCAGCAATTGCCATTACTTCGGTTACTTCCGGTACGAAGACTTATGCCGCAGCTTCGGGCCTTGCCGCCTTCGTAGCCGGGCAACTGGTTTTCGCTTCCGGTTTCACGAATGCAGCGAACAACGGCCTTAAAACCGTCGCTTCTTCGACCGCTGGAACCGTCGTCGTTGCCGAAACTGTCGTAAGTGAAGCCTCACCGCCCGCCGCTGCAAAGCTGCAAACGGTCGGATTCCAGTTCGCAAGCGGCGACATTAACTTGGCCGTCGTTTCGGGCGTGCCTTCGTTGGTCGCAACCGCCGCCGACTTTACGACGCTTCCCGGCCTGATTCCCGGCCTTTGGGTCTTCATTGGCGGCGATGATGCCGGAAACCGCTTCGCTAATAATGTGGGCTACGCGCGCATTAAGTCGATTGCGGCAAAGGCAATTGCGTTTGACGATACGACCTTTACGCCGGTTGATGAATCCGGCGCGGGCAAGTCGCTTCGTATCTTCGTTGGTACGGCCATTCGCAACGAAAAGACCCCTTCGCTTATCAAACGTCGTTCGTATAACATCGAACGCCAATTGGGCGAAGGTGCGACTTCGACGCAAGCCGAATACTTGGAAGGCGCAGTAGCCAACGAATTTACGTTGAATATTCCGCAAGCCGACAAGTTGAACGCCGACCTTACGTTTATCGCTTGCGATAATACGCACCGCAGCGGCGAAGCTGGCGACGAAATCAAAGCAGGAACCCGCGTTTCGGCTTTGGGCGAAGATGCTTATAACACTTCGTCGGATATTTACCGAATCAAAATGTCGGTAATTGACCCGGCTTCGTCCAATCCTTCGGCGCTGTTCGGCTACGTTTCCGAAGCGAACGTTTCGATTAACAACAACGTTACGCCTTCGAAAGCAATTGGTACGCTTGGCGCATTTGATACAAGCGCCGGAAACTTTGAAGTCGGCGGTTCGATTACCGCTTACTTTACGACGATTTCGGCGGTTCGTGCGGTTCGTCAAAATGCCGACGTTGGCTTGTCTGTTATCGGTGCCAGCAAGAACGCCGGTTTCGTTTTCGATATTCCGTTGCTTGGTCTTGGCGGCGGTCGTTTGAATGTCGAAAAAGACGCGCCGATTACCGTTCCGCTTGAACCCGCAGGCGC